TAATTGCTGTTCAAGAAGAAAAAGCAAAATTAATGGAAGATATGATAAATCTTCTTACTTTAAGTATAATGACTTAGTTATGAAAAAAGAAGAAAGAGTACAAGCCATAGCATTAAATATATGCTACGAGTACAATCTAAGCATAGAAGTGATAGAATTATTCCTACAACTGGTAACAATGCCTAAATGGATAAGTAAGCCAGAAACAGCAATAAGACTATCAATCAAGAAACTTGCAGAGTTTCAACCACCATATCAAAAAGTATTAATCGAAAGTGCAATCTCTGGGAATTATCAAGGTTTAATATTCTCGGATTCAAAACAAAAAGAAATAACTTACTTAAAATCAATTAACAATGAGCCAGTTAGTAAAATATCAAGACTCCAAAGAATTATCGGTAGCGAAGATAATAGAGAGCAATACTCTACCAATAGCCTTATTGAAGAAAGAGGATGCTAAAAGCCTACAAATAAACCTTTCAGCTTTTATGATTGAGTTTAGTTCTATTTACAAGATAGATGATTCAAAGAACTTAACTGATGAGGAAATTAAGACTTGTGTAAACATTCTACTAACAGACTATTACTGGTTAAAGTATGAAGATTTTGCAATGTTCTTAAAGAATGCGAGAATGGGTAAGTATGGTAAGATATATGGTAGTTTTGATACACCTACATTCTTTCAAATGTTAGGCCAGTATTGCGATGAAAGAGTAGAGGTAAGCAAGGAAATTAACAGAGTAGCAATGGAAAAGGAATCAAGAACTCCTATAAGCCCAGAAACTCAAGCTTTGATTGATGACTTTAAGAAGCAGTTGCAAGAGAAGAAGGTTAAGCGAATGAACTTTAGCGATGAGATACCAGAGATGCGTGAGCAACAAAAGCAAATGAACAAGTACATTGCAGAGTTTAAAAAGAAAGTTGGCCATTGTTCTGGCTTCTTAGAGATAAACGGAAAGATGCTTGGGATTAACGAATACTTAGAATTAAGATACAATGAAGAAAAAGAGCTGTAATAGATGTTTAAAGGAAAAGCCAATCTTTGCAAAGGGATTGTGTAAGTCTTGCGACATCATAGAGAATCCACAAAAGTATCTTATAGGGAAGAAGCCTAACAAAGAGAAGAAACCAAAAGAAAGTAAGGAAACAATAACATCCTTAAAGAAGAAACTTGATACAGTTTTTAGTATTTATGCAAGAAACTTTTATTCTGATTCCTCTGGTAATACAGAATGCTATACTTGTGGTAAAAAAGGGACAGTCAAAACAATGCAATGTGGCCACTTTCATAGTAGAAGCCATTTATCAGTTAGGTGGGATTTAGATAATGTGAGAAATCAATGTGCTGGATGTAATGTTTTTAAACACGGAAATTACATTGTATATACAATGAAGCTTTACAATGAGATAGGCCCATTTGATTTTATTGATTTAGAGCAAAAAAAGAACAAAGAGTTTAAAATTACCAAAGATTGGTTATTAGAAAAGATTAAAGAATTTAGCAGTTAAAATTATGGAAACAAAACAAACAGCAGTAGAATGGTTAGTTGAGCAATTAGAAAAAAATAAGTTTATAACTAAATCTCAAATATTTATAGCAAAAGAAATGGAGAAGGAGCAAATCATCCACGCCTATAATCAATCGTGGCATTTTAGAGATAAACCATACGAAACAGCAGAGCAATACTACAACGAAACATTTGGAAAATGAATATAGAATATAACTGCTACAAAGAAAAAGGAAAGCTAATAGTAAAGAATAGAGATTTACTAAATGCAGAGATTGATACCTTACAAGAGGGGATTGATTATGTTTTATCTATCAAGAAAAAGAAAAAGATGCGTTCTAACGGACAAAATAGATATTACTGGGCTATCGTAGTACCTAATGTATTACTTGGCCTTAGAGATGCTGGATTCAATGAAATTCGCACAAGGGATGATGCTCACGATATTATCAAAGTAAAGTTTTTAAGGTATGACATCCAAAACATAATGGGAGAGCATATAGAAAGCTTTAAGAGTACAAGTGAGCTAAGCACTCAAGAGTTTACAGATTTCATAGCAGAGGTACAGATATGGGGAGCAGAGTTCCTTAATATATCTATACCAAGCCCTAACGATGATTTAGAAATAGAATTTATATGACACCAAAAGAAAAAGCAATAGATTTATTAGATAAATATTATTACGATACTGATTTATTATATGAATATTTAACTTGGATTCAAGCTAAAAAATGTGCATTAATAGTAGTAGATGAGATATTAGAATTTATTGAAGATGAAAGACAAGGATTTAATTGGAAAACATATTATCAAAAAGTTAAACAAGAAATAGAGAAGCTATGATTAACTTCTACGAGGTAATAATAAGAGTAAATGGTTTTATAACCAGCACCAGAATAATAGCCAAAGAAAACCCTACTATACTCGAATACGAAAAGAGGGTAAAGGATTCTTATTATGGAGGCAGAAAAAACTGGAGATTAAAGGATAAGTTTGACATTAAAGAATTTATAGTCATTAAACAAAAATTAGGCTTATGATTAAGTTAGAAATAACTCCAGAGGAACTACAAAGAGCCAAAGAAATGTATCAGTTTAATGCTCTTAAAAACTCCGTTACAGAAGGCAAGTCTAATATCTATGGGGCAATAGGAGAAGTAATGGTTTTTGATTACTTTAAAGATACATTTGATGTAAAGCTTGAAAATACATTCGATTATGATTTACTAATCAACGGCAAAAGAATAGAGATAAAGACTAAAAAAGCTTCCAACCTACCAATAAGTGAAGATTATAATGTAAACATATTTGCTACAAGTATGAAGCAGATGTGCGACTATTACTTCTTTACCATAGTAACAGATGACTTTAAACTATGTTACCTACTTGGATATTTAAGGAGGTTTGATTTCTATAAAATTGCTACCTTTGCAAAGAAAGGACAACCAGATGGCCCTAACTTTAATTTTAGAGCAGATAGTTACTCCGTAAAAATAAAAGACTTAATTAAATTCCAATGATGACAATAATATTTTTAATACTCGCAGCATTCTGTAATGCAGTTATGGATGTGCTATCAACAAGGTACTATGTTTCTATATTTGGAAACTTTAAGAACAAGCAATTCTGGGACTGGAACATCAGTTGGAGAAACAAATGGCAATGGGGCGAAAAAGCCAATGGAGAGAAGTTCTTTCTATCAAGCTCTATGTTATCATTTATGACCGATGGATGGCATTTAGCTAAGGCTTTGATGATAGTGTTCATTTCATCAGCGATAGTCTGTTACAAGCCCTTATTTGGCTTAATAGACCTAATCTTATTTAATTGTATCTGGGGGATAACCTTTGAGTT